ACGACGTTGAAGTTCCTATCAGAGAACACAGTTAGGAAATGTACATTTGGGAAGGTATAATTGACCTCCCTTTGTCCGGTCTCAACAGCCGGACTCTGCCCGACGTTCTGAGGTCGCCGGCTACCACCTGTAACTGATATCCACCGCCGTCTTCCCTTCCGGCCTCGAATTCACTTCCCCATATACCCCGACGTGGACCCGCCAGACCCGAAGGAAGGTGTAATGCCCGTAGAAATCTACCTGCTGCCGGATACCGTCTTTGTCGCTGACGTACCCAGCCCGGCCCCCTATGGCCTTCTCATTCTTGAAGGCAAAGGTCGGTAGAGGTTCCTGTTTCACGCTGATCGACCCTTCTCCCGTCTTCGTGTCCATCACGGCGACGGCGTTAGTTTTCCCCTCATAAGGTTCGACAACCGCCGTGGCCACGATCTGCTTGTCGGGGTTCTTCCCGATATCGTCAGGGAGTTTCAGCCGTTCGACGACTTTCTCCTTCTCGATGGTGATGATCTTCTCCGGCCCAGGCACCTCAACCCGCTTGATCTTGACCGTCTCCTTGATCTCAGGAGCCGGGGTGTATGTTTCTGTGTTAACCGTAACGGGCGTTTTGAAGTGGAAGTAAGCCATTGACCCACAGGCAATTGCCAGAACGCAACACAGGACGATGAGGACACCTTTAAGGCTGAGGTTGATTGTCATTCTTGCCCCCGAAGTAAGACCGTATCCCCTGAAACGCCGGGGCGATCTTCTTGACCGCATAGAGAGATACCGCCAGCCATGCGATGTCGGTGGCTGACACCCGCAGAGGTTGAACCTTGACCACCGACCAGATGTAATCGAAGCCATAGACGGCGATCACGATGAGGAAGGCAAGGGAGCCGATCGACGGGCTTCCCTCTCCCTCCACGAACAGGCTTTTAATCCAGTTCAGCATGGCTTACCCCTTGACGGTATCCTTTACCGCTTTGGCCTTCTCTTCCAGCTCCGCAATCCGCTTGTTGTTGTTCCGGTAAACGAAAAACATCACCCCGCCGCCTACCACTACGCCGATAAGAAAAGCTATTACTGTTGCCATGATTACCCCTCCTTTATGAGGTTGTAGATTTCTTCGGGACGCTCCAACCTTCCGTCGTCCGTCCCTTCAGGATCCCCGCCGAGTTGCTTCCAGTAGAGTGATTTCCGTATCCCTTCCGCCGCGTCAGCCCATCGGCCCTCATTGATCGCCCTGTTGGTGTTCACGAATTTGGCTACCCGTCCCGGCCCCAAGTTAAACATGAAATTGACAAGGGCCAGGCGCCTGTTCTCTGAGAACGTGGCGAAACCGGGATACTGCCTGATACACCCGCCCACGGCATCGCTCAGGGACCGCGTAAAGAGCCTGTCGATCATCTCGTCAGTGATGCGCCCGTTCGCCCTGAGATATGCTCTGATATCCGGTGGTAACGGGTTTACGTCGAAATTGTACCCGATACCGATGGTGTTAAAGCCCTGAGAGCATTTATAGGGCGTGTACCGTATTCCCTCGTGTCTCTCCAGCATTGCCCTGATCTTGTGTATCATTCCGTTTTCTCCTTCGTATATTTTGCCTTCCTGTGCGGTCACTGTTCATTCTCCGGATGTTTCAACAGGCACTTGTTAATTATCCTCAACTGCTTGCACAGGAGGACGTTCTGCTCCTTCACGAACTGGTTCCGAAAGGATATCCGCTGTTCATAGGTAGCCTTCTTCCACGCTTCCATTATTGGATTTCTTGCCCCGGTTCTATCACTTCACCCCCACGAATTTAAGCAGGGAGAACAAAAACCCCCCTATCGCCCCGCCGATCACGGCACATCCTGAGTTTATCCACTTCTTCGATTCGAGCTTGGCAAGGCGGCTGTTCATCCTCTGCATGGTCTCGAACATTATCCAATCCCGCTGTTCAGGCGGCATGTGGTCCCATGTGTCCTTGCTTATCTCGAATCCGTTACCCATTGCCGCCACCTCCCTTTCGTTAAAATCCTACTCCAAGACCCATCATGAAACCTCCTGTGACGGGTTGAAACTCATACGCCCCGATGTCCGGCACGCCCCTTATTGCCCGTCCTGCATAGTCCGTCGTCAATGAAACATCCGTTCCCGCATTGATGCAGGGGGAAGACGGCTTAAGGCGGAAGTCGGAGGCGTCGGTCCATGTTCTCGTATACGTGATATTGTCAACCGTAGACCACGGAGCCGACCGTATCGTGGCAATCGCCGTGTTCGTGTCGGTTATTGTAACCTCTGGGAAATAGGTGATAAGCGTGTCCAGAATGGCGTTTATGTGGTCAACTGATATGCTCTCGGAACCGTGCGTATAGAAGTTTACCAGCAACCCCTGTTGAGCGATTGCCTGGCCCATCCATTTGGTGTTCCTGATGGTATCGGCTACAGTAGAACCAACAAGGGCAGAGTATCCAAGGGCCAAGGTCCGGTAAATATTTATGCTCGTCAGGTCATATCCGGTGTGGGTTGTCGTGCTCTCGCCCCTGATGCCCGCCCATCCAAGGGTCTGAGCGGCAGTGATGCCGTCCGCTGAGATGACGGTGCCGGGGGGCGCAAGAATGGTTGATGTATATCCGGTTATCGTCTGCATCTGGGTGTCGTCCATCTCTACCGCAAAGTATCCCGTGGCTCCCGTGGAATCTATGAGGAGTTGCGCGTTATAGGGTGATGCCTGAGCACCCGACGAGTCGGCAAGAACTTCACCGAGTGTGGAGCCTGACAGATTCGTGGCCAGTGTTCCGACAGACGCCCCGCCCGTTGTCAGTTCCGTCCGTATGGCATCCAAGGTTTTTGCCTTGAACCCCGTCACGGTGACGGTATCGCTCACGGTAATTGTGTTTGCCGTCCGGTCGATGTTGATGGTCTTGTCCGCCTTTGTGATCGAAAAGGCCGTCCCCGTAAGATTCAGGTAAGAATGGGAATATCCGTGATTGATGATATCCAGCGTGCCCCTCGCCTGCATGGCGTTCAGGTCATCCAAATGGTCTGCCACATGTATCCCGTTGACGGCGAACGACCCCTTCTTCCCCCGTGCGGCGAGGGCAGATTCCACGGTCAGTGCAAAATCATATGATAACCAATCGTCTACGTTGAAACAAAAGAAACCTGACCGGGAAAGCCCTCTGTAACGTGGAATATCGGTGATAACGTCGTCGGTCGTTGATATCGTGCCGTTAAGAAGAGCCTGATTCCCGAAATTGCCAACATATACGTTGTTGCTGGACGTGGCTGTTCCAGCCGTGCGCCGGAACGCATAACTACCCTGAGAATATCCCGCTTCCACGTTGGAATTCTGGACCGTAGTGCTACCGGAGCCTGCCTGTACTATGGTGCTTCCCCCCGAACCTGTAATGTCCATGTGGTCAAGCACGAGCGCACCGGACGAGCCTTGGTACACAGCCGAACTGGCCGACCCGGCGAGATGTTTATTGTCGGAATTCTTCATGATCGAATATGAGATTGTCCCCGATGCCGCACCCCCGAAACTAAGGGCGTGGCCCTCGAAACCGGCAAAGAGAGAATTTGTTATCGTAAAGCCGGTGCCATAGCAATCTATTCCCCTGCGGCCTCCATCATAGAGATAGAGATTGTCGCCCGTGAATCCGGCGGCCTCAATATATAGCAGGTCGTGTGATGCGTCTGTACCCGTCAGCGATATGTTCTTAGCGGTAAGGTTGGCCTTGTCGCTGTAAAGAGGCACGTTCGTGTCATAACCGATGATGACCTGTCCCTTTGCGGCGGGGACCGTGGACCCGTGGGCCGCCACTCCGATAATTGTCCCGTTCGCCCAATTGGCGTTTGTCAAACCTAGACGGCTGTAATATCCCCCCGTTTTTGGAGCGATATACATGGTGTGCGGCCCCTCAACGCTGTTGCCCGCACTAACCGCCGTTTCCGGCAGATTCGCCGCTTTCGCCCATGTATCGTAGGGTGATGTGTTGGAGCCTGATGGAGAAACATAGTACGTCGCCCCCCACCCTGTTACGGGGAGGAGGAGAAGGAGGAGGGGGAGGAGGAGTTTTTTCATAGCAACGCCCCTTCTGCAAAAAAGGAATCTTCCTGCTCATCCGTGAACCCGAGCAGCCCCTTGATGGACAGGAAAAGGGGATGGTTGCGCTCCACGGTCTGCGCATATTCCCATTCGATCTGAGCCGCATCCCCTGCCTGAGATACAGCCGCCTCCACCTGGGAGAGCACGCCCATGGCGAGCATCTGCAAGCGGGCCTGTCTCATGGTGAGGACATTCACCCGTGGTCTGTACGCCGCCGCAAGTGTTTCATAATTGCTGACGACCTCATCTGCCGCCGCCAGTTCTGCGCCTGTCGGTTCCCGCCTCCATTCAATCTCCGTCCCGAGCAGGCGAAACGCCTCCGGGTCTATCCTCTGCGCCAGCAGCGTGCAAAGCGTGTTCGCGTCCATGGTCCCTCCCTAATCGATTCGTTGGAACATCATCTTCGTGCCGCCGACATACGTATTGTTTCCGAACAGGCTCCTGTTGCCCCCGCCGCTGGCCACGCCTGCCCCCAGATGGATGTAATCTCCGGCATTCAGGTAGCACATGGTTGTCGTCATTATGGACAGGTAAGCGCCGGTCACATTCAGATACGTGTTATTCTGGCTTTTTACGGTTGCGGACGCCCACGCTGCGCTGCCTGTCCTGATCTCCGCGTTTATTTGATTCGCTGCACCTTCGCCGTACCCGGCAGCCGTCACGACTATTCGATATTTACCGGACTGCTTCACATACGCCCCTCCGTAGGAGTCGAGAGTTATATTGCTTGCCTGCGTCAGAGTTGTAGGGTAGGTACTCGTCCCTGCGTAGTCCGATTTCGGGTTCCAAATGACCTGCGGCGAGTTCTCGCCCGATGCCTGTATGGTGTGATCGGGATCGTCTGCGGTATCATACTCATAGCGGATCTTCGCCACCGCGACACATCTGTGGGAAGCATTGCGGACGTATGTTGACCCCGCTTCAAGAAGGAGATAATCGGCATCCGTGACCGTCGTCGTGGTCGATACGGTGGTAAACCCCGAGTACCCCCCGAGAGCCCACACGATACCCGTCCCGTCCCATATGGCATACAGCCATGCCGTCTTTATTTCGCTGGCGACGCTGCCCTTGTTCCAGTAGCTCGTCGCGTTCGCCATGACTATCTGAGACGTGCCGGAGAGGTAGGCCGCGCCTCTCGTTCTGACGGTATGCCCGTTTGCGTCTGGTATTGCCACGGCGATCATGTTGGTATCGGTGGGGGCCGCACCGCCCGACTTCGAAAAGATGTCCAGCTTATTGACGGCGGCGTTCACCACGGGCTTGAGATTGAACACTCCCTGAGAGTTGTACGGAATGGTCTGCTGGAGCAGCCATCTCTTCGTCCCTGGGTTGGTATCGGGTGTTATGACGTGCGGGGCCGCTTCCGTGGCGCTGGACGAGGCGTTGAGCTTGTACGTGTAGAGGATGCCGGAGACCATGACGTGGGCAACATCCCCGTCGGTGAGCAGATCCCCGTCGATGTAATCAAGGGCGGCTTCTGCGCCCCCGGTAAGTGCTGTTTTGGAATAATAAATCTTGTTCGACATTACACGACCTCCTTGAGGCTGAAATTTATCCGTGAATGGGTTGACGATGCGTCATGGACTATCTTCGGCGGGGCGTTCCGTTTGGCAAACAGGCAGAACTCCCAATCCGTGATGTTGTTATGCACGAGCCGAATAGCAAGGGGTTTCGGACCGACGAGATCAAAAATATCGTGCTTGAAGGCGTGACAGTTCGCCCGGGTCTCGAGCATCGCAAGATTGTTGAACGTCCTCACGATGTTCCGCTTCTTCGCGTAGCACGACCCGCTGTTCAGTTCTTTTTCGATGCTGTAATCAACGCTGTCCTCGTCAAGGCCGTAGTGGGGATCGTTGAACTCCTCGACGACCCCGGCGCGGACTATCCCGGCATAGACGGTTTCCCCTGCGGCGGCGGTGAGGGTGACGTAGACCGTATGAGGGGATGTCATCTCGTCATAGTCGGCCCACAGGCGGCCATTGTAGCCGGGGAGGAAGTAGACCGCGCTCGCGTTGTACTCATCGGTTACGAATTCAAACCCGGTCTCAAGCTCAAACCCCGTCTCAAGTTCCATGTTCTCGCCCGTCCGTACCGACACGACGGCACTCACGGCGTTGGTGTTGTGGACCATTAGCGCGCTACCCTTGGATACCGATACCGTAAGCGTCGCCTCATTGACCCCGCTACCCGCTTTCCACAAATCGGTAGGGAAGTCGTTCAAAAGGTTCGATGCCGGGAAAGAGGCATCTTCCGATGACGCGACAATCGCGGTCACATTGTCGACTACCGCCGCTCCGGGCACCCTTGCAAGGTCTGTGTCAATGATCACTTTCATCCTGCCGCTATCCCTCCTTCACCTTCGATGCCGATGGATTCCTGAAGAAAATCAAACGTGAGTTTCCGAACCCGGAGCCACGAGAACAGATTCGCCGCGTTCTGCGTGTCCCTAAACTCCAGTTTCGCGCCGATAGCGTTGAAGTTACCCGCCGCCATGGGTATGGCCATTGTGATGCGCGGGGCGTTCTCAAGGTCGAGAATGTCGGCAAGGGCCGTCTCAATGTTCTCCTGCGTCGTGTGATAGCAGTTGACCGACAGGGAGGAGCCGTAGGGGTAAGCCGATGTCTGCCGGTAGGTGGTTCCGTCGTAATCTGTCGTCACCTCCGCCAGGGGCGCGGGGTACTCATATTTGGGGCCGACAAAGTATTCATCCTCGCCGAGTTCCCGTGGAGCCCCGTTGTTCAGCTTCATGTCGACGAGGTATGCCGTGGCGTCCACGATATAGATGAGGTGCGAATAGAACTCCGCGATATCGGACGCGAGGTTGATGTTGAGGATGTCCGAAGAAACGGGATAGATGACTGTTGGCGATTCTGCGCGGGCACAGGTCGTGTCCACCGATGTGATCTCCTCGATGTCCGTGAGGATCGTCGTGATGACGGCGTTGAGGGTGTCGTTGTAGTAAGGAGCGAGAGTGGATCCGTTCGTCCACGTCGTAGGTGTGGTGCCGGATGCGGTGAAGATGAATCCGGTGAGGTTCGTCCCGCCGATGTTACTGAAATCGTCCCCAGCAACGTAATTGGTGATCTTGTACTTCCGGCCCGAGATGACCGTTCCCGATGACAGGATGACGTTTTCCTCATCGTAGGCGGGCCCGTACAGGTCGTAGGCGATGCCCGACTTGAGGTCAAAGGATGCAAGGTGTGCCGTGCCCGAGAAGACCAGCTCCCGTGCCGCCTCCGTCGTGTCTGTGTAATAGACGTTGATGGTGCCTGATATGGGAGGGGGCCAATCGTTGATGCTCTCGGCTGAGTTATAGAATAGGTCCGGGTTGAAAACGATCTTTCCGAAGGCAGGCCTTGCATAGCCGCCGTGTTTGCTCGGAGTCGTGAACGTCGGGGCGTCAAAGGAGATGACCCGGGGCTTCCAGTTGTGGGTGAAACCGGTCCCGCCGTGCCCCTCGATCGAGGAGTATGTCAGGGTTCCGTTTCTGTAGAATTCAACGAGAAGGGCCATTATCCGTACACCCTCTGAGTTGCCGATATGCTCCGTTTCCCGCGTTCGACCACAACGCCATCAGAAACCGACTTGATGTATCCCTCAAACTCCTGATCTCCTATCTGGACAACGATTGTAGGGTTGAAAGCTATCTGTGATGCGGCCGCCGCCTTCCCTTTCGGAATGACCGTCTCTCCCTTCTGGAGGATCGCCGGGAATTCATCAGCCGCAAGACCCTTGTGGAACCGGGGCGCGTTGTGGAAGAGGTATGCAGGGGCATAACCCATTTTCTTGTGGGTCTCGCCGACAACACCGCCCTCGTGGAACCAATCCCCTATATCGTCAAAAACGTCACCGATGCCTGAACCGATGTCAGAGACGAAGCCGCCGATGTCATCGGCAAAGAGGCCAGCAAGGAGCGCCCCGCCGCCCAAGGCCCATCCCCATCCGGGGATAGCTGCGAGAAGACTTCCCGCCCCGCCCAACATCCCTGTGCTCGCCGCCGCTCCTGCCGGGACATATTCGGCCGCCGACAGAGCAAGGGGGATGCCTGACAGCAGTTCCCCGCCCGCCATTGCACCGCCACCGAGGAGACCGGACAGGCCATACACGGAACTTCCCATGCTGGCAAGGTTCATCAGACCGCCCATTCCACCCCCGCCCATCATGGACATTCCGCCGCCGTATCCTCCGCCCATTGCCATGGACGTATTGGACAGGATGGTGTTGAACAGGAGCCATTGAGCGACCATCTGCCCGAGTTGGTCAGTCATCGACCGGAGCATTGATTTCCAGGCGTTGTCCCACACGTCGGAAAGGTCTTCCATGTCGCCGGTGATGACGTCATAGAAAGAGTCACCGAAGGCGTCTCCCATGTTGCGGTACAGGTCGACGGTGACGGTGTAGGCCGCCTCTCCCCACGTGAGCTGGGACTGATAGAGGTCGTACCATGCGGCTTTGATGCCCATGGTGATGGAATTGGACTTGCGGGCGTAGTCGACGAGGGCTTTTTCCTTCTGTTTTCTTACCCAAAGGTCCGTCGCCACGGCATCGGCACCGTCCTTCACCCTGCGGGCCGCCTCTGCGTCGATGAGTTCCATTTTCAGACCAAAGGCCTGCTCCTCCATGCCCTTGATGTCCTGTATGGCATCGTAGTTGAGCGCGGCACGTTTTCTCGCGTATTCGGTGTCCTTGTCGAGCTTGGCGGCTATGGAGTTCGCGTGGATCTTCGCTTCAAGGTCGTAATACTCCTGATTGGTGATAGCGTCCCGCGCCCACAGTTCGGCGAGCTTTTGGAGCTTTTCTTCTTCCTTGGCAAGGATAGCGTTCGCGGCCCGTTCGTTCTCGTTCATGCCCCAATCGGCCTCATCGGAGACCATCTTCGCGTACTCGTCGTGGAGGCGGGTCATCTCCTTTTCGGACAGGTAGGAAATGCCCTGCTCGAGGCCGGCGCGGACGGCGATGATCTGCTCGGCAACGTCCACCTTGCCCTTCTTCCCCTGGTCCTGGAGTTTCTTTATCAGGGTGTCGGCATCATTGGTGAGCTTGAGGATCGCGTTGTCTTCCTTGTCGAGGGCGGGGTTGAGTTCGGCTATTCTGTCCTTCCACGCCTTCGTTTCGTCGGTGACTTGACGGAGGGTGTTGGCGTAGGTGTCGGCGCCCGTTTTTTTCTTCCCCATTTTGGCGAGGGCATCGGCCTCACGTTTTGCGGCCTCTGCGGTGCGCTTCTGCTCGGCAGACAGTTCAAGCATGGACTTCTTTGAGGATGTGCCCGTCGTCCCCATCATCTGGTCCACGACGCTTTGTTTCGCCGCCGCCTCTGCTTTTAGAATCGGGTCGAGTAGCGCCTGCTCCTTTGCCTTCGCATCGCTGTCAAACATATAGCCGAGGCTCTTGATACCCACCCCGAACTTGTCAAAGAAGCTCCCCGTGTTAATGGCCATGAATTGAAGCGTGCCAATGACGTCCTTGATGACGGGGGTAAACTCCTTCAAGGTGCTCAACACAGAAAGGAGGGCGGGCATCAGCGCGGTTCCGAGTGCGGCCTTCGACTCAAACACCGCGTTGTTGAACCGGTTTATCTCTGCCTGGCCCTGCTTTGCCGCTTCGGTGGCCGCCTTGCCGTATGTCTCATGGAGTTTTTCAGCGAGTTTCGGGAGAAGATCAGTACCGAGAACCTTTCCGTCTTCGAGCATCTTGTTGAGCTCGGCTTCGCTGGCACCCATCGCCTCGGCGGCCAGTTTGAAGGCACCGGGAAGGCGCTCGCCCAATTGCCCGCGCAATTCCTCGGCCTGTACCTTTCCTTTTGACATCATCTGACCGAGAGCAAGGAAAACGCCGTTGACCTCATCTCCGGAGAGCTTGAGGGCCGTAGCCGCCTCGGCAACGTAAGAAAAGATTCTCCTCGTCTGCTCACCCTCGATGGACGTGTTACGGGTCGTGGCGTTGAACTTGGCGAAGGCGACGGACGTGTCGGCGAACACGAGGCCCAGGCGCTCGGATTCTTCCCTGACATACTGGATCTCACGGGCGGCAAGGGTGGCCGAACTGGTGACGGCTCCCATGGTCGTGGTGATCTTTTCCATCTGGAGGGAAGCATCTATTGCCCTTTTCCCCGCTGCAAAGGCGGCATAGGCAGTAACCATTGCGGCGGTCACTTCCATCCAGTTCTGACGTATCCGGTCCGTCATCGAGACGTGGGCGCCGTACTGCTGGTCATTGATGCGCCTAAGTTGCGCTATCTTGGCTTCCTCGGCCCTGACAATATCGTTTGCGGTGGCCCTGTGGTCCCGCTTTATTGCTTCGTAGGCGTTCGTGACCTTGGCCCGCATAAGGTCAAATTCGGCGCTCGTCTTTATGCCGAGCTTTTTGAAATTATCCTCTATGGACAAGGACGTGGTGGTAGCGTCCTTGTAGAGTCTCTGCTGTGCCCTCGTGTAGCGGTCAGTATCGAGGTCAAGCTCAACGAAAATTTTGCCTATGCTCTCGTTAGCCACCTATCCTCCCATGAGAATGGCTTTGGCCATGGCCTTGGCAGCTTTCAACGCAGGCCTCAAAAATGGCCGAGCTTTCATCTTCGCCGTCCCGTACTCCACGAACCGCGCATAGTAGGTCTTTCGGGACCCGGCATACACCCGGATGTTCTTTTTCGGGTCGCCCTTAAGACGGACAACACGAATGGACGCCCTGAGTGCCCCGGCCTCCCGCTCGCTCCAATCCTTGCCGTTCTTGTACCGTGCCCGGCTTTTGCCGACCGGGACGAGTGAACGGGCCTTATCAGCGACCGCATCACCAAGGGTTTCAAGCCTGTCCATGGCGTTGCCATAGATGGCTTTGTTCGTCTTCTCGGGGTTCCAACGTGCTACCCTCATTGCCCGCTCCTCTCAGCCAAAAAGTGATGAAACACCCGCCACACCTTTACGAGGCATTCCCGCTGGTCCCTCACCCCGAAGGCGTCCATACAGTCCTTAACCGCCGGGATGCTGATATCAACAACAACATCACCTTCCATTCCCCGGCTTCGCGTTATCTTCTGACCACGACACATTATGTAGACCTCGGCGGCGTTTCGGTTCTCGGGCATAAGGTCGACCCGGCAAGTGTCACACGGAGGAGTCCCGGCAACCCCGCGCTCGTTTCGCTCTGTCCACATCTGCCGGCATTGATCGCAACGAGTGAGTACAATTCCGTTCTCCAGTTCAATCCTGGATGAAGCCTCATTGTCAGAGAACTCCACCCAGGCTATGAGTTTTTTACTTCTTCCTCGGCCTTCGCCTTTTCCGCTTCCCCGAGCACCTTCAATTTCTCGCTCACAAAGTCCCGAAAGGTCGGGTCTTTCAGGCGCATCAAGACCGTTTTCATTTCAGATGTACAGGGGATGGGCTTTTTGTCAGCGTCAAAGAAGTCTTCCCACGCTAGGATCGTGCAATCGTTGAAAAGCCTCGACCGCTTGTCCACGTCGACAATCTCATGGTTCAAAACACGGGGGGGCTTGGCCTCCTCCTGAAGAAGAAACGGCTTGTTCTCTGTCGTTTCCTTCTCGATCCTGAGAATATCCGAGGTGGTGGGGGCCTTGAGTTGTACCCGGCCCCCTCCCGGAAAGTCGAACCATACGCCGATGTTTTCGGTAAGATCAAATATCATTGAGCCCCCTTACACGAGGTACATGAAGGCGCCGGACACCTGGCCTTCAAAACTGGTCTTCGCTATGCCGTTGCGGTCTGTTTTCACTTCCCCGGCCTTTGTCATGAGAATGGTGCCGCTCGTACCGATCTGAAGGTATGACGTGGAGTTGATCCAGAACCGGATGCCGCTTGTGGCGCTGAATATCAACTTCGTCGCGTTCTTCACACAGTTCGCAAGCGTCAACTGCTGCGGGTCGGTCGGATCATAGGAAACGTCCGTCAGGCTGATTGTGCCGCCGTTGGCACTGGCGAAATCGTACACGTCGATATCAACGCCGAATTCCCCACACTCAACTATCTTGCGGGTTGCGCCGGTGATCGTATAGTTGCCCGCACCCAAGATCTTTGATGTTGCGCCCAGAGTTACTTTCTGGAATGCTCCTGAGAGTGTAACCGCTCTGTCACCCATTGTAATTTCCTCCTTTTATCATTCCTGCATTACGCCTAATGCGGCGTCCTTTCGTGCCTTTTCGGCCTTCATGGCCTTGTAAAGGTCGTGTGTTGCCTGATTGACAATCATGGTGGTGAGATGCCCTGCCTCGACGGAGGTATCTACAAAGATGCGATACCCCTCCGCCTTCAAATCCTGACAAAAACCGATATCCTCACCGATGACCATCCCGTTATCGGGGTTCTTCTGGAAACGGAACCAGGGGTAAGGGAGTTTTCTGAAAACCTCCATGTCGTAGAGAATACATCCGGTTCCGGTCGCATCGCATTCGACAAGGGAGCCGTCCTCGTAATCGGTTACGGGTTGATATCCCTCGTCGGTGATCTTCATGATGATCGGGTCGAACGGAGGATAGCGCCTACATACCTTGGCCCCGACGACGGGGAGTTTGTGGGCCAGCAGTTTCGTGATGGTCTTCGAGTCGTACACCTGGTCCACGTCCATCATGAGCAGGTGGGTCGCGTCGATTTTAAGCGCGGTCTCCACGATGTCGTTTCTCAGGGTATCTATGGGGCCGTTGTCCGAAGTGATGAACGAGAAGTCGGGTTTCTCCATGAGCACGAACGAGTTGAAGAAGCTCACGGGGATAAAGGGGAACGAGCAGGGGACACCGATAGCAAGCCTCTGATTGCTGATCCTCACGCCTTCACCCCCTCAAAACCCACCTGCCAATCAACGGGGTCCACAAAATAGGGATGATCGACGGGAAGCCTTCTCACGTCCTTGAAGCCCGCCTCCTCCATGACCTGTTTCAGCAAATCCCCGCTGTAGCAGTACCGATGATGTGACTCCTGACAGTATGAATAGATATACAGGTCATTCATCTCCTTGAGGGCGTCGACCGTGGGGTTGTCCAGATACTTCTTTGCCAGCACGTCAAAGTCGGGCACGGTGACAGCTATCTTCCCACACGGTTTCAAAAGACAGTTCCAATATTTCAGGGCCTTTTTACCTTCGGCAAGGGTCAGATGCTCAAGCATATGGCCACAATAGATCTCGTCCACCGTCCCCACCCTGTAGGGGAGCGCCAGGGCGTCACAGGTAAGGTCTGCCGGGACATTCTCAGACACGTCGACATTGATAAAGCCGGACAGCCGAAAGGGGCCGCATCCGAGGTTCAGTTTTATGGGGCCGTCGGGGTAAAGATCAGCCTCGATCGCCTGCCTCATCCAGAAATCCTTGCCCCACTTTTCTGCAAGGTGAGCGTCGTTCCGTTTGCAGATGGCCTCGTAGTCGGCGTCCATGGCCTTGAACGTCTGCGAGCCTTCGTGATGGACGTAACACCCGGCGACGATGCCTACCCGATGTCCGGCCTCCCTTGCGCTGAGACAGAAGTCTATTTCCTCACCGGAACAGGGCCACAGGGATTCATCAAAGTCGCCTAACTCGTCGAACAATGCCCGCTTGAATGCCATGCAAAAGCCGATAACAAAATTCACTTCCTGGACCTCATCCCCTACGTTCTGCGCCCATTCATGGGCCGCATCATTGAGTTCGTCCTTGTTCGTATAATTCGCAGTATGTGCTTTCTGTATCCCGGCGACGTAGTTTGTCATGGGACCGACGATGGAGAACTCGTCAAGGGCCGCCGTGAGCTTTTCGGACCATCCCGGGGTCACTATGACGTCGTTGTTCAACAGGCAGACGATCTCGCCTTGCGCCGCCCTGATGCCCTGATTAACCGCAACCGGGAAACCCTCGTTCTTCTCATTGCGGATAATCGTCAGACCGATAAATCCCGTAAAAGGGGCGCGGAAGGCGGGATCGGAACCGTTGTCGACGATGATAATCTCGCAATCCTGCGTCGTCTCACGAATCGCGGTGATACACTCGTGAGTCATGTCATGCTGGTTGAAAACGGGTATTACTATTGAGAGCATAAATCTCCTTTCAATTAAGTGAAGTTCTTATCTCGTAATCAACGGCCCAATGCGTGACTTCTACCGTTCTACCGTCTGGTGTGGTTATTACGTCATCATCGCCACCAGACACATCAAGAACGTTCTGTTCCCGGCACCAAACAAGTGTACTTCCGGTGATGGATAGAGAACATTCATCAAATAAGGTGGAAAGGTCGTTATACATAGTGGTAACTTCCGCCACACCTGCCGACACACTGAACAAAGAAAACTGGATGAGGCTGTCGCGGTACTCTTCGGTAAAGGTTTTCTCCTTTGGAGCCGATACGACAGAATAGACGCAATACGGGAACTCCGGGTTTGATGGTACTTTCCCTTTGTAATAGATCCTCCCGCCCACGTCCGTCGAGAACGCGGAGCCGGAGAACTTCGTCATCAGAGCGGTGAGGAGGTTTTTCACGCCGCCTCCTTACACATGATGTCGAGCCACCGCCCGGCCTCGTTCGGGTTGATAATGCTCACGATGTTGAAGTACCGGTTGCCGAGTTTCAGACGCCAGCTTGACCGTATTCCGTCCCTGTAGCGAATCCGTATCCGGTGACTGATCGTCATGGTCTCGGCCATGGCCTGAGCAGTTTCCTTTGCCGACACGGGCCACACGGCGGCATAACAGGAGAAGGCCTCGGCCCACGTCACCGTGAAACCGCCCATGCCGTCAGCCACGTTCGTAGGATACTCAAGGGAGATGCGCTTGTTCAGGTCTCCGATACGCACTATTCGAACTCCTCCCACAATCTCGATGACGCCAGCAAAGCCATGACGGTCGGGTTCGGTTGATATGTCTGCACGCTCTGGTTGATCATCTGCCCTTCCCGGTTTTCGAAGAGGTCCGCGCAGATCATTTTCAGGGCCGCAATGACCGCCTTGGGGATAGATGCGGCTGCCGTCCATCCACAAACAAACTCGATGGTGATGGGATTACTCGGATAAAGGCTTACGGACGGCCAGGATATTCCGTATGGAAGGACGAGACGCCCACACCCTTCACCGTTGGTCTCGACGATATAATCGGTGTTCTCAACGAGGGTCGTTTCTGTGCCGTCCGTGTCCTTGTATTTCACACTGGTAACGCTGGCAAGATTGCCGAAAGGCAGCCGGATAAAGTCCTTGTCCGGGAACTTATCGAGATAGTAGTACCAGGTCTGCGTAAGAAGCGCCCGGCGGGTGATGTCCTCGACGTGCTCCCTTGCCGCGGTGATGATCGCCGTCAACAGGTCATCCTCTGCCGTGGTTGCCGCATCGACGATCACATCCGCCCCGAATTCACAGGCCGCGACGAGGACCTTGGCTACTACCCGGATGTATGCTTTCGTCCCGGTGTACTGCTTCTCCTGAATCGCGTTGTCGTTGGCCGCGTTGACGAGGGTAAAACCGCCGCCCGTCCAATCGGTCCATGTGGCGTTGTCGTCGGACTCCTGAATCTTCGCCTCGATGGTTCCGCCGTCCCCTACCGTCCCTGCATTGAGGTTGACAAGGGCTTGTTTGCCGATGACTGAGACGCCGGTTCCGACATGGGTGTAAGCCCCGCCTGCGCTGATACCGTGAGACCCGGGAAGGATGGACTGATACGCGGTGATATCCCCGGCGAGAGTTTCCGAATCGACGCGCAAGTGCATCTTCAATTCACTTAACGTGATCGGTTCAAGCGTTGGGGGGGTTTTGAGAAGGACTTTCATCTGTCACCTTGAAAACGTCAATTTGATCCCTACCGTGGCCGAATTGACAGCTACAGCCGCTTGGGTGACGACGAGAGTTAGCCCCCCTCGGATGAACTTGTATGCCCGTTGGCCTGTCGTCGCGTCAACAATAGCGGCGAAATTGGTTGTGGCTGTCGCGCTCAAAGTAGCCCCAACGCCGCCTAGCAAGTCCATGGCATTCGTCGTGTTCGATGTGTAATCGTCGGTGTAATAAAGTTTTACCGTCAGGGCATTAGGTGCGGTTACGTTACCAGGGTCAACCTCAACCTCGACAAGGAACTTGCCCGAAAGATCAAGGGCGTCTGCATCGATTGCAAGGGCTGGCCACGTGCCGTTAGCGGCGTCTGCGACCCCGACTATGGTCAAAATTTTAGAAATAGGCGGCACATATGTTGTCGAGGATAGCGTAAGGGTCCCGGCTGAGAACGCCATGGCAGGCATTAACAGCACGAGAAGTATCGCAAGGATGGACAGTCTTTTCATATTGATGCCTCCAATGTTTTTTCTCTATCGATCAGGCCCAAGACGATAATCACGAGCAAAGCCGTCGGCGCCGTGTGCATGACGTGATTTCCGAAAGAATCAACGACGACAGCGAGAAGGGCCGCTTGCAGTCGGCGGTCGTTGCATTGAGTAAATGACCGGAATATATAAGCGGCCACGATGGTCAGGCCGATGATGCCGAGGTTAAAGAGCAGAGAGACGGGCTCGCTGTGAAGCTCGTTCCCGTACTGCCAGTAAACGCCGGGTCCAACACCGAAGATGAGTGTGTGCCAGGAATTTGATATCTTGCTCAACGCATCGATCCAATATTCGAGACGCATACCCAGCGAAAGAGAATGAACGGGGATCTTGAACAAAAGATAATAGAGAATTGCCGGGATGATGGATAGACCAGCTCCTTTCCATCCCCAAAAGCAGAAGGCGCAAGATATAAAGGCGGCCGCTATCGCCGTGCTTGTCCTTGCCACATAAAGGGAAAGGGCGAGAACAGGGAGAAAGACCCACCATCTTTTTCTGATGAAAAACACTGTTGATATCGCAATGAACGCCGCAAAGAAGTTCTGATTACCCAGTGTGGCGACAGGTGAGCCCTTGCCGATGAATACCTGCACGAGGCCCATGACGATAAGGACGAGGACGAGAATACATATCCAGTTGAAATAGGTGCTGATGGTCCCTTTGCTGTGTCTGGCGCAAATATATACACCGACCCCGGCAAGGGTCAGCATGATGGAGTCAACAGCCTGGGCGGTGATTTCGACCGGGACTATTCCGCGCGATCCTGCCGACAGAAGGAAGGCAAACCAGCACGAAAGGTACAGGACAAACGCCGTTAAGATGGTGTTACGCATCATAAGGGCCATGGCTGCCATGCCGCTGATGAGGAACGCATAGGCGTGCCCGTAGTGGACATCCGCGCCCCACACCAGCAACGTTGTCATAAACAGGCAGGGAATGAGGAGAAGGGGGCTTGCGCCCCCTTTGTTGAGCTTAATGTGTTGCATCCGCCGTCACCCGGACATAATCCGTGCCGTTGTGCATGACTACAGCAGTTTTTCCAGCCGCAATCGATACGCCGGTACCTCCGCTGATTTTGATCGTTACCGTCCCGCTGAGGCTTGCATTTCGGACAATAAAGACTTTCCCGGTGGTATCGGGAGCTATGATCGAGATAGCGCCGCTGCCGCTGCTGATCGAGAGAAGGGAACATATCCATTCTGTCGCGGACAGCACCCAGGACTCGGCCAGGGTGATTACTTTTGATGCCACGGCGCCCAGGTTGAGACCGGTGATCTTGCCGCCGTCCTCGATCGCTATGGTTCCCCCGCTTTCCACGGTTATTGTGCCGCCGTCCGCCGCCACCAGTTCATCGCCGCCCTGCTTATTGTAAATCTTCGGGCCGTATGTGGGATCTGCCGCAAAGGAAAGGGCGGAGAAGGCAACAAGCAGGAAAACGGCCAGAGATGCTATGAGATACTTTTTCATTCCAACCTCCTTAGATCGCGGGGACATCGAGGCCATGACCCTTGACCACTGTAACGCCGAGGATCACGCCGTTTGCGTTTGCGCCCACTTCCGCGACGGTGAGCTTCAGGTAGCGTTTCCCGCCGATGTAACCGAATTTTACGATTTTGCTGGTGTAGTCATCATTGTCGCAGTCGATCGTGTAGATGACCCCGTCCGCCGGGGTTGCGCCCTGGATGTCTGCGGCTGCGACGTCGGCGAACTGGTCCGTGTCGGAATGCTCGGCCTTGAGGGTAATGGTCCCCGTGTCGGCGGATTTTGATCCGATGGAAAGCTCGATTACGGCGGAATTAAACCCCGCCAGGTCAACAGTTGCGGCGGCGGGCACGGTGGCGTCCAAAACAAGTACGGGCTTTATCGCCTGTACGAATTCTATATGGTTGTAAAGGTCTTTCATGGTGTTTTACCTCCTGTTTTGGTTAAGGGGCGAGTTTCCCCGCCCCGTATTTTTTAGCTTGCCGTTATTTTGAGGGCCTTGATCGCCTCGTACATCACGATGCCGCCGCCGGTCTTTTTCGTGGTGTAAAACTCCACGTAAGGTTTGGAAGAGTACGGGTCACGAAGCATCCGCACACCGAAACGGTCGACGATGGTGTACGCCTCGTTCCAATCCGCGAACCAGATCGGATATTTCCCGGCGCCGATGTCATCAACGTAATCGTCAATGACGATAGGCTTTCCCAAGAGCGTGTCGGGGGCGTTCTCTGCAAGTCCCGGCCTCCAGAGGTAGTTACCTTCGCCGTCCTTGAACTTGCGAAGAGCAAGCAGGGTATTGTCGTTCATGAGCCACTTTGCCGGACCCCTGTAACCCGTTTTAAGAGCGTGCTGGAGGTCGAAAATCTTATCCGCGTTGTTAAGCAGGGAAGCGTGACCGCTGGCGATATACCCGACTTTGCCCCATGTGTATGAAGCGTTGGCCACCGTGCTGTACGAGCTGATACCCTTTGCCTGTTTCACGCCGTCGCCGCTCCAGAACCATGTTCCCTCACGGGCCGCGAATGTCCGGCCGATGAACTTGCCGACGAAGCCTTCGGTGTTGAAAGCGGGGTCATCGAGCATGGTCTGTGTGACCTTCGGCTTTGCGGACATCTCCTTGACAAAAATGGACACCTCAGCGAAGGTCGGGGTGTCGGTCGTGCTTCTGGAGCTTTTCTCCGTCGCGTCCTCGGAACTTTCGCCAAGCTGATCGACGAGGGTTTTGTACTCATCCGACGTGATTGTTACGACGTTGGCAAGCTCGCGCATTTTGGACGCCGCGCTGAGAACTTCTTTCATCGGCCCCATTACAGGATCGGACGTGAGGAATCCGCCGTCGGGGTCAGAAAGGGTGGACATTTCGGCTTTAACCTCAAGATCGCGCAGGCCAGCGTCTACGCCTGTCCTCATCCATTTGCCAAAGGCCTTGGCATGCTCTGCCTTGGCGCCACCGTCCTTGGCTCCACCGGGGAACTGACCACGGGCAACGGCCGTTTCGATCTTCTCGAGCTGCGCCTTCATCTCGGACAGTTTGGAGATATCGGCGTTGATCTTCTCGACCTTCTCAGCCAGAACAGGATCAACGGTCCCCTTGGCCTCAAGGTCTTTGATCCTTTTGTCGTTTTCGGTCTTGAACTGCTCAAAAGCAGTGCCAAGGGCCTGAATGGTGTCTTTCAATTCCTTTTCCATCTTAATTGCCTCCCGTTATTTTCTTTTTGAGTGCTTCTATTTCCGCTATGGCCTCACCAGCGTCACGCAGGGGCTTGTAGCGTTCTGCAACGATCATCTTGGCAAAAGTCCGGCTTGCTCCTGCGTCACGCAGGGCACGCTCTATCTCTCTTTCGTCAAGTTCTCTTCCTTCCTTGCTGTCTGTTATCCCGTCCGGCGCGTTGGCAAACATGGACAGGTCAAACTGCGCCTTTGCCGCCTTGCCGTCGATAATGGTGTCAATGAAGCCTTTCTCTTTGGCCTCTTTGGCGGTTAGCCACGTTTCATCCTTCATCATCTGCTTGGCTTCTTTCTTGCCTACAGAGGAATTGCCGGAATAGATGTCGATCATGTTGCCGCTGATCTTCTCCAGAATGTCAGCCATTTCCCGGAGGTCATATTGATTGCCCGCCGTGTAGATCCACGGCTCGTGAATCATGACCATGGCATTCTTGTATGCCTGTACTTCCTTGCCCGCGAGAGCGATAACTGAGGCGGCGGAAGCGGCCAGCGATTCAATACGGGTAACTACCTTTGATTTGTGGGATTGCAGGGCGTTGAATATCGCCATGGCATCGAACACGTCACCACCGGGGCTATTTATCCTCACGGTGATGGTTTTCTGCTTCATCTCGGCAAGGGCACGAACCAGATCGCCGGCATCGTTGAAGGGCCAGCCTATAATGTCATAAATGAGAACCTCGGCCTCGTCATCGGAAAGGGCCTCGACCTTGTACCAATCCTTTTTATCGAGAGTCTTGCCCCAAAACCGGGCCGTCGCTTCGGCTCCATGTTTATTTCTGTACTTTAGGTTCATCGCCCTTATCCCCCTTGCTGTCCTTCACGGTCGACGTTCTGGTCCTGTACTCGTCGCCGCCTTCATACGGGTTCTTGTCCATCATCTCTCGGCACTCATTGGGGCTCAGGATTTCCGTGTTGACGGCTATTTGAAAGCCTTCCATCTGTTCTTTGAAAGAGCCACGTTGTAGCCCGCGCTCCTGAAACTTGGCGTAATAGGTTTTTCTTTCTTCGGGTGATAGAAGATCCCGGCGGATCGCCTTTTCAAAGTTGACCAGCCATGGCATAACGGCATAGATGATGAAACCAATGTTGAACTGCTCCGCGCTAGCGTAGGTCGGCGTGTTTTCCCCGGAGTTCATGACGGTCAGCGGATGACCAAAGAAGATGTCCACTATTTCCGATTTCTGGAACTTGCGGAGTTCAAGAAACTGAGCGTCTTTCGGGTCGATGGTTATTTTCTGGTATTTCATCCCCGATTCGAGGAGCATGATTCGGTGCGATTTGCCGAGACCGCCATACACTTCATCCGCTACCTGGCGAAAGGTCGCAGGGTCTTTCAGGGATGGGCCTGTCTGCTCGATCACGGCGCCCGGATGAAGCCCCTGCCCGAAATACCTTGCCCCGAATTCTTCCGCTCCAATGGCAAAGCCGATCGCTTCACGCATGTACTGGATGGGATTCACGCCCATGTAGCCATTCACCACCATGCCGCGCAGGTGCATGATCTGACTGCCCGGGACATCCTTTCTTGTTCCATCGGGAAACGTGCATTTGTAGACCAGTTCGTAATTCGGGAGTTGCTTCACTTCATCTACGATACCTGGAGCAAGCGGGATAAGCTCACGCACAGGGCCGGTAAGGGACAATCCCCGGTTTTTGATTGCGAAGAAATTGCCGCGAAGGGCGACGTGGTTCATTGCCATGCCCCAAAACTCAGGGGCCGTCATCCACTCGTTCGGCTGATCGTGAAGAAGTTCGTAGAGGTAGAAATCTTCGGCGAGGCTCCGTATCTTGCCCTGCTTCTGCATGACGTGACAGGGGAGCATTCCGGCGACGCGGGACAGTATGTTAACACAGGAATAAACAGTGGCTTGGCGCATGGCGGTATCGGGGCTGACTGACACGCCGGATGCTGTAGGCGTACCACCGGAAGCGGCGATAAGCCTCTTGAGGGCTTCGGAGAGCGTTAGTGTGGCTTTAGGTAGGAATTTCTGCTTTATCCATGTCCCTATGCTCAATTCATGCCACCCGTCCTTGCGCAAGAAGCGGTAATGCTGATAAGGACAGGTTACGGGCATCTGCTCATAAGGTCAAAGCGGGTTAGGGGTACATTTGAGGTACATCAGGGGTACAAAATGGTAGCAAAATGGGTACAAAAAGCATACATCAGAAATTTCTTTCCTTTTCTCGGTATGCCTCGACGCTCAGAACGGGTGTTCTCTCGTCATAATTCAACAATTTCAGCTTCTTGAGTATACGCTTCGCAGTCCTCTTGTCCTTCACGTCGAGAACCTTGCAGATGCTTTTCCATCCCCGAAGCTGTAATTGTGTCAATGTATGTCCTCCTTTTCATCCGGCCGGAGAAGTTCTTTGTTGGGTAGGGTGCTCAAAACGCCATCCTCGCTTTGATTTCTTCTGCGGTCATGCCCTCGTAAACGCTTGGCTCCGGCTGCTTTGACATATCCCGGCTCTTTAGCCCGACAGCCATTGCAAGGGCCACCGCACCGTCTATGCGGAAACGGGTTTTGCTCTTGTCAAGTTTTCGGTTGCCTGCCGGATCACTGATGCTCATTGCGTTGCTGATGTTCCACGTCAATACCGGGTTGCCATCGTGGGATAATTTGCGTTCCAGGATGGACACCTCCATCGCATCGATAGCCGGCGCCATATCCTTGAATCCCTGCCCCCAGGGTACAAGACGCAAAGCCCCTGCCCGCGGCTCATCCTTCCCGTCAACATAGGCATCGAGGCCGATACGATTGCAAGCATTCAGAAAGTCGTCAACACTCCATCGGTCATAGGCCATTCCGAGGACGTTGTACTCTTTCATTATCCCTGCCAGGCGTTCGGCCACGAAATCATAGTTTACCGCCCGGCCCGGTGTGGCCTCGATGTAGCCCTGCCGTTTCCATGTCCAGTAGGGCACTCGGTCGCGGTTCTCGTGTTCGCGGATGGTATCGCCTGGCTTCCAGAACCACGCCTTGATAGCGTCGCTGTCTCCGTCTGACACACCCACAAGCGCAGTAAGGTCTATTTTTCCCGACAGGTCAAGGGCAAGGTAAATACTCGATCCCGGTTCAATCTTTACATCTCCCTTGCATCCTTCCCACTCGGCGCGGGCTATCAATGGCGACTTGGCATCTACCCGCTGGTTGCAGTAAAGATTCCTGAAAGCGGCCTCAAAGGATGGCATACGCTTTGCCCGTTTCGCCGCCGTCCGCATTTCCGGCAGGGACCGGAAATCACCGAGGGCCGGGTTCGCCTTCTTCCAGTTCTTCTCGTCGAACACGTCGACGTCTTCGGGGATCTCGTACAAATGACACACGGTTGACGGATCGCGCCCGGATATGCCGTCATCGATGAGTTGAGACAAAATGTGCTGCGGGTCGTTGCTCTGTGTACTGATGACAACAAAAAGCGGTTCCTCTCGGGCGGCCATCGAGGTATCAAGGGCATCATATAGTTCCCGGTTCTTTGCCTGTGCAAGCTCATCATAGATTACGACCGTGGGGTTAAGGCCGAACTTGGTCCCTGCCTCGGCTGACACTGCCCGATAGATAGAACCATTCGAGAAACAAACCATCGTTTTCGTGCTGTCCACGATCTTGATGAGGGAAAGCAGTTCCCCATCAGCCCGGACTATCTGAGCCGCATATTTGAATATCAACGCTGCCTGCTCCCGGTCATTCGCTGCCGAATAGATTTCCCCGTTTATCACTGCTTCGGGACCGACAAGATGGACAAGGGCAAGGGCCGCAATAAGGACGGATTTTCCATTCTTACGCCCCATTGCCAGAATTGCCCGGCGGACGATTCGTATGTCGGCTTTCTCCGGCCCGTAAACATCCTGGATGAACTTTTTCTGAAAGGGACGGAGCTTGAACGGTTTTCCCGCGCCCTTGCCAGACGGGACAATGAGATTCTCAATGAACTTGATTATCTTTCTTACGCGCTCGCTACTTTTTTCCGCCATTTATCAGCCCTTCAAACTTGGATTTCTTGCCCCTGCCAGGATCAATGGCAAGACGAATCTTGGCTATTTCAGTGCCGCCGAATTCTGTCGCATACCGGATCATATCGGCGCGAGCCGCCTTCGCCACGAGCTTTAGCTGGTTCGGGATGATGTTACCGTTGCTGGTCTGCTGGATCAGCGTTGCAAGGCCGCTTTTTTCCTTCCTGATCCTGTTCAATTCCTCTGTCGCCGTCCTCCAATCGGAATAGGCATCACAGTATGCGATGACCGCCGGAACGGTGAGGTCGGAGATAAGGCCGAGGGCGAGGAGCACGGGCGTCACCCTGTTCCATTCCTCAAGGGCGTAGTCGTTCAGGACGGCAGGTGGGGCCGGAATACGACTATCGGGTTCGGGTTCGCCTTTGGGGAGTTTCTGCTTACCGGGATTTCCACAGAGCAGTTTGAGTTTCGTCGGCAGGGGTTTACGGCCTTTCATTTTATTCCTCCGATAGTTGGAGCGTCCGGGTGAGCGCTGCACTCCCGCTGTTCCGGCTGGTCGCCGGTCATCGCCTGCTTCGGACGCTTATTTTGGAGCGTGACGGTCGGCGTAATATCGCCAAACTCAACAACCCCTATATCAGCCGTGGCTTTTTTGGCATCGCCCTTAATGAACACCAGCACGTTTTGATGTGTCTTGCCTAGCTTGCGCCCTGATTCAAATTGACGCCCTACACGAATTGGCAGGGAACCGACAGCCGTTACAAGTATGGCCTCGTTGTAAAACTTCAGGCCGCAATCCGTAAAAGCCTTAATTGTATCCGGCACAAAGCCGTAATGGTTGCCTTTCTTGTCCCTTACCTCGCCCACAACAAAGCAGGCGAAGCGGTTATCTTTCAGCATGGCGCAACTTTTCTTGATTATTTCCCGGTATGCCTCAATAAAATCAGGATATGGCATAGTGGACAGGTCTTGCGGGTCATCACTGTAAACTTCAAGGTCTGCATAGGGAGGGCATGAAAAAACAAAGTCTGCCTGAACGCCGGGACATAATGCGTCAATCTCCCGGCTATCGCCTATATACCAAACCGGAATATCGTCTTTACAAATAGCCGCAGCCTGTTTTCGGTTCGCTTCAATCTGCCGTTCAGATAGATCAACACCGATATATTTCCGGCCTAATTTCGCCGCCACAATGCCCCGGACGCTGCCACCGGCGAATGGGTCAAGGATTAAGCCGTCCGGAGGACAGAACCAGCGATAAGCGAGTTCACAGAGAACAGGGTCGAAGATTGATGTGCCTGATTGTTCGCTTGCGTTGCCTTCCGTGCCAAAGACTTTGGCATGGCTATCGCCCGTTTTTTGCAAGGCTTTTAAGCGGTCTTGCGACGAGTTACTCGTCGCAGTGGCTTTCTTATTTTTTGCTCTATCTAATTGGCAATGCGCCCCCCCCGGAATTGCGTTTGCTTTTCTCACTTTATAACGCCCCCCCCGTTTAAGTATGTCTTTTTCGTTTGGTGCTATTGCGCCTAGTGTTTTCATGTTATCGGCCTGCCTCGTCCATCGCCTCTTTGTTTTTTACTGTAATCACACGCCGGTCTTGCGCTGCCGCCCGGTTCCGATAAAAATTGAGGTTTTCCGTGGTCACCTGATCCGCTGTCATTAACAACCCCCCCCCTACCTAATTCGCTTTTTATACCTAGCGCAATCCATGCCGCCTTTCTGTCTTGCCACTATCCCTCGCGGGCGTTTAATACGGAAAAAGGCGGCACCCCGAAACGATCTGCAAGGTTTCCACTTCCTGTTTGTTGACCTCCATCACCACCACCCGGATTCATCCAATCCTCCGGCAAATCCACACCCCACTCGACAAGAGGAAGGTCGCTCCACAGATTCGCAAGGGCGTCCATGTCCCACGAGCCGAACGCGCTGTTATCCTTGATGACAAATTCCCGCTTCTGGTCGACCGTGAGGCCGGTGACAATCTTGGCGACGCACTCTTTTTCCCCGATCTGTTTCAGGGCCCGGTACCGCATATTCCCGCCGAGGATGATGTTGTTTTCGTCAACGATGATCTCCCGAAGTTCCAGCATTTCAGGAAAATCTTGCAGGGATTTGACGAGGCGTTCCATCTCGACCTTGCCGATTTTCCGAGGATTGGTGGGATTTGGTTTGATCTGTGATAGTTTCAGTTTTTTGGTTGTAATTTCCATGTTGACCCCTTATGCCAATTTGTCGGACACTAAATTGCGACTGCCAGCGCGGTTTCTTCCGGCAAAAATCTGAAAGAATCGGCATAGCCCCCTATGTACTTGATATTATTACCCAAATAGTCTAAGCTGCCCACGTTCCTGCGCTCCCTTCTCTTGATTGCACTTACGACAGGCACATTGAGTATTCCTGTAGCTATGCTCGCCTCCTTGCGCCCAGGGTCCTCGCTTCACTTCTTACCCCATAAATGATCCGGGTCTAAAGGGAATCCATCAACATCACATCCAGGATAAATGCCGTGTAAGTCCTTTAGCCGTTTAGCTGAGTCATGACATTGTTTGCACAACGCCTGCAAATTATCCCTGTCATAGAACAACGCCACATCACCCTTATGCTCCCGGATGTGGTCAACCACAGTTGCCGCCGTCACCCTGCCCTGACGCTCACACAGACGGCACAGTGGTTCTTCATTGAGGACCAGCGCCCGGAGCTTTCGCCACCTTGTTGAGCCGTACAGTTTGGGATAACGCTCTGCGCCCGTCCCCTTCTTTGTTGTTAGCATAGAAAGCCTCTCGTTTGCATGAAACAAATTGAATCTTTATTGTGTTTACTGTCATAACCATCTTTCGTTTTGCTGGATCCTGTTGCCATTACCGTCGTCCCCTCCACCACTCCCTGACCACGCTCACGATCACCCACAGTCCGCCAACCCCGAGACAGAATAAACCCGCCTCGATACACGCCCTCAGCATGGCAAGATCATCGTCGGTCATATCGGCCACCAAATATCCATCGGCATCATCCACGCTATTACGGCAAGGCAGCCGATGACCATACCTATCCAGAATAAGATTAAGGTTCGGTCAGACATTTTCCCCCCTGAACAATAATTTTATTTTTTTGTTGATTGTACTTGACATATAACCCAACGATGGGTATAATTATAATATGAGATACACAACACACAACAAAAAGGAGGACACGATGAGAGGAGTGTTGAGAGTGGTACGCGACGGCGAAGTTAAACTGACCCTCCCTGGACCGAGCATCACCATCAAACAGGATGGCACCCTGTGGTACGGCGGTATGCCGATACTTGGCATTACCGACCCCATTCTTAAGGCTAGCGTTGCTGCCGACCTCAAGGCTGAACGGTTTGACCGCATCCCCGCTGATGCATGGACGAGACTCGGAGAAAACCCCAATGGGCTGTGGGCGGGCGATGACGCAATGTGGGCAACTCATCCCCTCAAAGCGGTCCAAGACGCAGAGGCACGGAGGCGGGAGGAGATCGAACGGCGCACGGTGAGAGTATATCTTAGCTCCCGTGGATGGGGTGACTACTCTCCGGTTGAGTGGGTTGGAGATATCACCCGACCCGACGCCGAAATACTGGCCGAGTGCAAAGATGCCCTTGCCAAAGGTTACGACGTGGATAAGCCCACCCAAACCGACGCCGAGATACTGGCCGCTATCGGGGCCGCCCGCGCAAAATGGGGAGGTATACCGGTACGCCAAGCCGAGGAGAGAACCGACATCCAGCACAAGATAGATACCGGGTATTGCTTCGCCTGCGAGTCCTACTGCCACGGGGATTGCGGACACTACAGCAACGACCCGATGATGAGATATACCCAGCACGCCAGCGAGGCCGCGCGGGAAGCTGATTACGGCATCAATGATTAAGGAGGCATGATGATACTCTCTTATACCGATATTTTCGAAAACGGAAAGGCCCGCCGCATCGAGGCCGACATCACTACCGATCACCCGGCGTCGAGTTATGGGATGCCGGTTGTTATCCTGCCCGACGGACAAGCCCTCAATGCCGACTCGTGGATACTGCTCAACTATCATGTGGTCAAAGCCTCCAAGGCTGAGGCCACCCTGATGGAGAGGTGGCTTAAAAACCTGTATGCAATGATGGGCATACAGCAATCGCCCGCCGCCGCCCTCGGCTCCATCCGCTCCGAGAAAAAAGCAGCATCGTCCCGCGAGAACGGGAAGAAGGGGGGGAGGCCTGTAATGGAAATGAAAACATGGTGTGTACTCAACAATGAAAACGGGGCGTTTTTCGGTACGGTCGATGCGAAAACATGGAAGAAGGCGTTGACGTTGGCGTATGATGTGTATAGCCGTGATCGTAGATTCACCCTCGACGTTATCAGTGACGCGGAATACAGAGAGAAATTGGGGCTATAAAGACCGTAACGCTTCTCCCTCGTCCAGGCGGGGCTTCGGTCCCGCCTTTTCCTTGTCGGGGTCACTTGCATATCACGTCCACCGCCCGTTGCAACCACACGATAGCCATTCCCGCCCAGAACATGACCAAGGGTTGCCAGAACTCGCTCGCGCCATCGTAGAGATATCTGCTCACCCCAAAAGACACCGCGCAGACGAGTCCACACCAGAGCCATTTCATCCCCTCACCGCCTTGTCTGCTTCCATGCCCTTGTGGAGGAGATACCGGACCTGCAAATCCGGTGTCCGAAATTCGGCCTCGGCCATTGCTTCGATCCGCTCGTACATTTCAGGCGGGATAAGAATCGCACGAGCAGGCACGGGGGCCTCAAATTCCAGTTGCGTCTCCTCGTCTTTCCCCGTTGTGGGGATTCCCGTAACGGGCGGTGTGGGCGGCTTCGCGGGATGTTTTTCTTTCTCCTCCTCCAACGCGGCGTGAAATGTCTCTTTCGCCCTTTCCATCCGGGCCTTCCTGGCAGCCAGCGAATATCTCCTCACCCTTTCCGCTACAGTCTCCGGGTCTTCCTTCCTGCCCGTCTTTTCTGTCCTGTACTGTTCGACGGTGATCCCGTAGGCTTCCTTGAAATGGCTGTTGCAATATCCCGCGACCGCTCCCCATTTATCGCAGCCGTCGTGTTTGCACGTGAACATAATTTCCTCCTTTTTTCTCAGACTCTCCCCCACCTGCAGGGGACTTGAGCCGGTGTTATCCGGCCTTGCCGATGCCGGAATTCCGATATCGGGTTGTTTCTCTGCCTTCGTGATCTCCATAAACGGCCACCTCGCCGGGACGCCCACGATCGCATAGTTGCCGCAGTAGCCGCAGTGGTATTCAACGGGGCTGTTCATGCGGTCCGTGATGACCTCGACCTGGTGACCGTGCATGCACTTCCTGCAGATGATCGGGTGGCGGGTGAGGAGGAGCTGAGCCTTCATGCGGCGCTCCTCGGCTTTGCCTTGAATTGAGCGGCCATTTTCCCATCCGGCGTGAGCTGGTAATAATACATATCGCTCCATCCCTCCCTTGGTACTCGTCTCGCAACGGCCCTGATAAGACCCCTCTCCAGCAATGCCCTAAATGTCTGGGTCGTGAGTTTGGGCGTAGGGCCATCAATAGGTCTGCCCCTTCTCGGATCAACGCTGATGGGGATACCCAAATCGGCAGACACAGCAATCATGTGTTGCCTCGCTTCCTCGCTCACCCACGCGGTTGTCCACATGGGTCGCTCTACGTCGCTTACTGCCTGAATGGTCACGGTAGGATATGCCAGAAGCCATTCAACAACAGCGCGCATGCGGCGGGTCAGGAGGAGCTGGACGGCGGGTTTGGGGTCCATCACTTCACCTCGTGTATCTCGATCCCGTGCCGCCAGCGCATGAGCTTCCGCTTGATGGGGTACTTCTGATCAGGGAAGCCCTTCACGTCGTAAACGGTCTCCGTCCCGTCATTCTCCTCGACAACGAAGTCAGCTACGTATTTTACGGCCAGTTCGACAACTTTCTCGACGGTCTTCGGGTTGCCTTTCTTGTCGAACTTGGTCACCGGGACCCTCTGTGCCGGAACGAGCTCAAAGGGAACCTGCATACGGAATCCCCGTATCTCACCCCGGGCCTTCTGATCGCGGAAGGTCCGATACCACTTGGCCTCGGCCTTCGAGCCGAAATGGATACCGTCTACGGTCTCGCCTTTTGCGTTGTACTTGTGGGCAGACTCAAGAGAACTCACCCTTCCACCTCCACGCTCGGTCTCCGGTGCGCGGTATGCGTCCCCGCAATAACCCTCTCCACATCGCGCAGTTTTCTCGAATCGAGCTGCCCGGCATAGACCACCAGCGTCCGGTCCTTTGTCCGGTCGGTGTCGTTGAACAGGCGAAATGTCTTCACGGTTCCCGGGGCCATGGTCAGATGGATGGTCTTAATTTCCGGGCCGTCAGGCTTGGGCTCCGGTTCCTTCTTTCTGAAAATGTCGAGTAATTTCACACCAGCCTCCTTTTTTTCTCGATGTCCTGCATAGCCTTCCTCTCTGCCTCTCTCCTGCTCATATTCGCGTCGTACTCATAGATCGCGGCCCGTTCCTCGTACCAGTCAAGTTCGGGTTCGGTGAGGTCGGAGGGGGCAAGCATTATTCCTCATGGACGAAATCAGGGTCCGTCTTCCCCAGGTTATAAACCTTCGCCGATTTCTTCGTGAATCCCTTCGTCTTCGCGGGGCTTGCCTCGCCTTTGTCAGGGTCATACCACGCTCCGTCCATCCTCAAATCCCCGCCCTGCACGATCTTGTACCTGCACACCTTCCCTCTAGGTCTCTCGTCACCCTTCCAGTTCTTCGCGACGGTGATTCGAGCGATGTTGTCCCCGCCATTGTGTTCGAGGTTGACCGCAAGCCGCGCCTTCTCAAGCGTCCCTTCCCCACCTACCGCAAACGCCTTGTAGGACCGCTTCTGCATGACGATGAGCAATAGTCCCTTGTCGAGCTTGTCGAATACCCGCCTGATGTCCTCCGTCACCGTATACGCCTCTGCGCCCACCTCGAGGAAGTCGATGATGTTCAGGCCGTTAGGGTCAATGTGGTCCTCGAACTGCTTGGCCTGTTCCATCCAGACGATCTTCTTCCACTCCGCCATGCGGAAGGAGGAGGGGAACTTTATGAGCCGTCGCCGCAATTCCATACTCCCCATCTCGGAGTTGAAATACCGTACTGGGTAGGTGTCTCGGTTGGCATAAGCCACGTTGAGGGCGAAACAAGTCTTGCCTGCGTCCTTCTCGCCTGATACCAGGATGATGTTGCGAGGGTAGAGTTCAACCATCGTGTGGAGAAGAAGGGGAAGATAGATGTCGGACGCCTTCTCGTCAACCTCGTCGAGGTCCATGATGTGCGGGTTACGATCAACAAGGCGGTACGTTCCGTGTCTCGAGCCTGTGCAGGCAAGGATACCTTCTGTTTCCATCTGCCGGATGATGTCATACACCCGGCGTTTCTGATCGCCCCTAGCGTCGAAGAAGGACATCACCTCTTTCGCGTTGATCGTGCCCGTGATGGACAGAATATACTCGCGGACATCCTTGTCAAATATCGCCTGCTCGAGACGCTTCTGGCCCGCTATCAGTTCCATGGCCTTCTTCTGGACATCGGCGGGGAGGTCGGTTATCCCCTGTGAAAGGCGGTCGTACACATCGGCCATAAGGTCCGTTGAGGCGTTACGGCCCGCCATGTCGTCAAGGATTCTGAGTATGTCGCGGGGTTCGATCATTGCAGCTTTCGCACGGCCTCCATGAACGTCACACCCTCGACTTTACGGACAAGTTCTATCGAATCCCCGGACCATCCGCACGAATGACACCGGCCCCGGTTGCCTTTTACCTCGAAGGATGACGGATTTTTCCCCTCATGCACGGGGCAGCGTGTCCGCCGGAACTTGACCACGCAGCCGTAAGAGGAAAGAAGCTCCTCCATCGGGTATTCCCTGGCGTTGGCGATCTGCCTGTCCGTGTCATCGTTTCCCTTCCTCATGGGGTTCTCCTTGTTGAGCAGCCTGCCCAGGGCTTCCAGCTTCGTCTTCTCCTCGCCTAGCCTCTCCTTGAGGAGCAACAGGGCAACAAGATTGCCCTCCCCTATCGCCCGGTCTATTGCGTCGTGAATCACGAAAAGGTGGTCCGTTACAAGGTCGATCTGCTCGCATATCAACGACAGTCTGTGGCGGTACAAGAGGGATGCAAGAAGGGGTTTCAGTATCGTGCTCGGTGTTTCCCATCCGCGCTCTTTAGCCCAGGCGGTAACAGCCTTTCTGTTGCGGGTCTGCATGTCGTAATAGCTGAGATTCATTTCTCATACCTTCCTTCGAGGATCTTCACGAAATTTTCCTCCTTGCATATCCATTCGAGGTCAGCCGTCCATTGTCTGTCGTTCTTCCCGGTAAGGTGAGGACATTTGGTGGCGATGAACACAAAAAATTGCTTCCACCAGTCGAGGTCTTGATACTCTTTCGAGGATACCCACCGGGCCTTTAATTGCTTCTGCCTTTTCGGGGTCCATTGCCTTACCCTGGGTAGTGCCGGACAGAATTCGTGATAGAGTTTGATTATTTCCTGATGAGGACAGCCGTTGTTAGCACCGCTAACGACAAGAGTATTTATATAAGAAGAAGAAGATACAGCGTTACATTTCCGTTTCACGCCCGTTACATCACCGTTACATTCGGCGTTACTTTTCTTTTCCCGGAATCGCTTAACCCTGTCCTTCGTTGATTGGCGGTCTTTTTCGTCACGTACCATCCGTCTATTGATGAGCGTTACATTACCGTTACAATCGCGTTCAACGTCGCATATTTTGGAGGCTATTAACTCCTCTAATATGGCCTCTGCGGCCTCATTTTCGACACCCCACAAACGTTTCATTTGCGTTACATCAGCGTTACAACGTCCTTTCTCTTGTGAAAACCACATGATACAAAGCACATCCATCCACGCACCACGCGCTTGAATGGATAATGTGCGTGTATCCCGGAGGTAATCTGCGAAGTAAAATTGCGCTGCTGGTGATCTACTCATCTTCCCTCCTGCCCCTCTTCCCTCTCGATCAGCGCTACCACCTTTCCCCCTTCCACTTCCTGAGTCCTTCGAACGCTAGATACAAAAATATCCCGTTCTGCAACGCCTCGATGTGCAGGCCGTGATACCAGTTGATGACCGCCCATGCCGTGTTGCTGGCAATCCAGCACAGGTAGCAGGAGCGACGTTTGCGGTTACTCAGCATGACACCTGCGACGGCTAGGGCGAGGAAGATCAGGTGATGGAGGGTCATAGAGGCAGGACTCCCACGTTTAGTAGCGGTGCGTCGCCTTCAATCCGGCGCTCTGCCATTTTGCAGTATTGCTCGTTTAATTCGATGCCGATGTATTGCCGGTTCAGCCGGGAACAGACAAGGCCCGTGGTGCCGGAGCCGAAGAAGGGGTCAAGAACCGTTCCTCCTTCGGGACATCCGGCAAGGATACAAGGTTCAATCAGATCGGGTGGGAAGGTTGCAAAGTGTGCGCCTTTGTAGGGCTTTGTTGGGATTGACCAAACAGAGCGACGGTTTGCTTTTTCGTAAGATTTTTCAAGGCCACCATGAGGCTGTAACCCGCTTCCTTCGTTGTGATATTTCCCATTCGTTCGATCACGGGTTCCCCAATCCTGCTTTACTGGAACTTTTATTGCTTCGTTGTCGTAAAAATACCGCTCAGACTTTGACAACAGAAAAATGTACTCATGCGCCTTCGTGCATCTGTCTGTCACGCTCTCCGGCATCGGGTTGCTATTGTGAGTTAGAGTTCCACACGCAAGTGCAAACAAGTGCGGTTCATCTTCTACTGCAATATCCCAAAACACACGTGCTCGGCTCTGTCGGATTGATCTTATTTGAGTGTCGGGGTTACGTCGCCGACTTGGATCGAAAACGCAATCGCCGCGCCAACCGTCAAACTCCCTGCCATCGAATTTGTGTTTTGTCCTATGCAATCTCATCGAATACCCTAAGCGAGCTGCCAGAGTGCGTAAATCTGTGGACAAGTTGTCGTTCTTGCAGAAGCCCAATTTGTAGCGTCGGTTTTTTTCGTCATAATGAGCATCCGCCTCAAGGTATGAGTTGATCAAGTGGCGCAAGAATGTGTTTGATCTTCCCCAACAAGCAGAAGACAGGTGTTTGGTCTTTGCGTCTTTCCCACTTACATACAAGTCGAGGATGCCGCAAAGAACAGGACTATAAACGTTGATCGTTCCGCCATTCTCGCTCGTCTGGTGCATCCTGCAAGTTCCGCCATATGATGCTGCAATCTTTTGCAGGCGCTCAAAGCGACCAGTTTCTTTCATGTGACTGGCGATTTGGATACATCCATCTGGTCGGCGGCTTCCTTCGGCAATATAAAGTCCGATAAACCAACCGATCCAGTCGTCCAGGTTTTCCGGTTTGCTTGGGTGCTCTGGCTCAGGAATTGTGCATGTCTGTAGAATGTCGCCCGGTTTAAGTTGATCTGCACTTACCACGCCCCGTAGAGTAGGCCAACGATGCTCTTTTGTGCATCCGATTTTTTGGCCGTTAATCAATTCGATCTCAATATCTCCGGTGACTTTTGCAAGACCAGAACGGTATCTTGCGGAGCGTGATTGCTGGCTTTTCCTTTTCCGCTCTGAGTCTGGATTAGTTCTCGTCCAGGATACGCAGCGCGTCCATTTCTCGCCGTTCCACAATTCAACAGTTGACGGATCGAGGCGAACCATATCCTTGACAAGCATAGGCATCTCGCCCTTTTGAGTCCTAGCATAAACCACCGTTCCACCACTTAAGCATTTGTGCCATATGATGTCCTGTCGGAGATACCAGCCGTCAGCTTGAAGGGCGAAGGCTACGCGCCATGGGATTCCGATGAGGTCTTTGGGTTTTAGGCCGGGAGCATTAGATAAGCAATTCATCTCTTGTGATCGCAAAACATTCCCCAATTTTGAAGAAGTTCCGCCTGGCCCCTTTCCACTTCCATTATAACTATCACCCAAATTCAGCCACAACGTCCCATCCGGCCGCAAAACCCGCCTTACCTCACGAAAAACGGCCGTCATTTTCTCTGTATACTCTTCGGGTGTTTTCTCTAGCCCGAGCTGACCGTCAACGCGAATTGCGCCGCATTTTCCGCAAATGTCCTTATAGCCTTCATGCCTGTGCCCCGTTGTTTCTTTACCTCCGCCTAAAGTGGAAGACAAAATGCCCCTTTGCTTCGGCGTATCGGAAGGCGAATGGCTGCAATTTACATCTCCACCTTCCCATCTTGCGGTTCCGTAATCCCTCAATCCCCAATACGGCGGACTCGTCACACAACAATGCACCGATTCATCGGGCAGGGTTTTCAGAACCGTAAGGGCGTCGCCGTGGAGGATCATATCGCGTCCTTTGGGGGTGTCCCCGGCCCTTTCGAGCCGGGAACGAAAGAAGGAGAGGTATGGCTGTTCATGTCATCCTTTCCGTCATTTTCCCTGTCATCCTTCCGCACAAAAAACGTATCGTGCTGAAAGAGGACGCGCTATTTTGGGTAAAAAAAAGTATCACTTCCGAATCTCATCCATAACTTCGCGGTTAAAGTCGATTGCGGCTACCTTCCCGCGCGTAACCTCTTCCAGCAAGATGCTTAATTTCCGAGAAGGGCTCCGCTTACCGACGCCAATGAGATACAAATGCGTGCCTGTTACCCTGATGCCGGGGGCTCTTTCCTTGAGCTGTTTTACAAGCTCCTCGCGCCCCGTTGTGTGGAGCGTTGCCAGATACTGTCGTGATTGATTTTCGGCTTTAGTTGTCATTGACAACATGTTACCAATCACCCGTATCCCTGTCAAGCTAAAATTAAGTTATTTTTGATTTGCTAATGTTTTCATTCGGTTAGACGTTGTGAGTGAAAAAGATGAAATAATTAACATTTTGTGCTTGACTTCCTTTTTCCGGTTTGTTAATGTTTACCCATCATGCAACCCATCACCCCAAGGAGGCCACAATGAGACCCGAAATCCAAGCCTACATGGTCCAGGCATCCGTAGAGATAGCCAAGAAACAAGGCTTCGTCCCCGCCGACGAGAACGATGTCGGTTGCTGGATGATGAATAACCGGGAAGCCATCGTGAAAAGGGCCATCGAGATCCAGTGGAGCCTTCTTGACAGGCTGGGGAAGAACAGGAAGGCCAAGGATGCGCTGGTGACGATCCTTTCCGCTCAGGTGTGGCTTGCGGCGAATCAGGATAAGGTGAACAACATCGTTGAAAATATAAGGAGGCCCGAATGACCGAGAAAACAATCGTTCTATACGAAACCGATCACGAGATTACCTGTGATTTCACCGTCACCGCCTCACATGTCCGCTATGGTCGCTTCTACGTCAAAGAAACCTGTGTGGACGATTGGGAGATAACCCTTCATACCATCGACGGATGGCCCGCCTCACACTTCACCCCTGCGGCTCAGGCAGAGATTATCGCGGCCCTGGAGGAACAGACGGACATTGTGCAGGAAGAGTATGAGGCGCATGAAAATGACGCCCTGTACGAGGATGTTGACAGGCGGGCAGATGAGATAAGGGACAGGGTAGCGATATGACCGCCCTTAGCCGTATCCTCAACCATCCCCTGTTTCTCGCCCTCCTCGTCGCTGTGACGCTTGCCTACTTCGGCGCGGGTGTTTACTCACACCATCGGGAGAAAATGCAACAGGAAGCCGCACAGAGGGAATGGCAGGCAAAACTGGACAGGACGAGAGCGGGGGAAAGTGTCAGAATCGGGGGGTATCAGTTTTTAAAGATATCGGAGGTGAAGAAATGAGTGAGCATACGTGCCCCTCATGTGGCGCACCCTTAACGGAGCTAGACGGCGTAAAGAGATGTACGAACCTTGACTGTGATGTGGAGATGGTCGGGGAAAGGGAGGAGGAATGATGGAGCACTGGGACGACGCATTGAGACAACATCGGCTTGAAAATTTCGCGGTCACGATAAAGCCTTTACCAAAACAGCTTGCTCTCTTTGACAACGAAATGGTGTTGTCTGTCACTCACAATGGTCATCAATCAACATCGATAGCCCTATCTCCCCGCGAAGCTGAGACCCTTCTGGATGAATTACAGGAATATTTATTTATGCACGATGCGGCACCAACACCTTCACAGGGTGAGAAATCCAACGAAAGGAGGCCCAAAACAACGTAGCAGTACCCCACGGGTCAGCCTTCGTGCCGGGGGCTGGCCCGAATATAAGGAGGAAAAACCAACATGAACGATCAAGTGGAAGTTTACGAAGCACAACCGCTAGACATTATAAGATCCCCGAAAGACGCAATTTCGGAGGCCCGTAACGCGGCTAAAGAATTGCAAACGGTTGTCGCCGGGAAGTTAAAGCCCGTCATTTTCAACAACGAACAGTATCTTGAGTTTGAGGATTGGCAGACGGTGGGCAATTTCTACGGGTTGACGTCGAAGGTCATCAGTACCAATTACATCGAATACGGTACGGTACGAGGATTCGAGGCCCGCGCCGTCGCTTTGAACAGATACGGAGCCGAAGTATCAGCGGCCGATTCGATGTGTCTGAACGATGAGCCGAACTGGAAGAACAAGCCGCTGTTCCAGTTGCGGAGCATGGCACAGACAAGGGCCTGCGCAAAGTCATTGCGTAATGTTCTGGCATGGGTTGTTGTCCTTGCCGGGTATAAACCTACCGTAGCAGAGGAAATGACCGGGGAAGAAAAGAACGGTGGCAACGGCAAACCAGGTATGAAGGCTCCGGCGGAGAAGAAGGGGACAGAGCAGACCGATATCATATCCGCCTCTGTCATCGTTGCCGAGGTTCTTGAACAGACCGGCACGAACAAGAAGACGGGGAAGACCTGGACAAAGTACATCATCAAGGACGATACGGGCGAGGAGTACGGCACATTTTCCGAGACGTTCGCCACCTTTGCGCACGAGTCCATCGGCTCCGGCATCCCCATCGAGATCACGTACAAGCAGACGAAGTATGGGAAGGACGTGGAAAACATCGCGCTGCCGGAAGGGGAACAGGAATAAGCCATGCTTTCAGTCATCGATAAGAAGTCGGGGGTTGACTCACCAGACATAAACCTGCAAGTCTCGGGTTATGTCGAACTGCTCCGCAACGGTACACCGGAGGGATTGACCTTCGATGAAGAACATCACATTTTCACGGTCAATGGAAAGGTCATCCCTTCGGTAACTACCGTCTTAAAGCGGGCCGGACTCACCCCCGATTATTCGATGCTCGATCCCTGGTACGCAAAACGAGGCACCTACATCCACCGGGCAACGGAACTTTGGGAAGCACAGACCCTTGACGAGGATACGGTAGACGACGAGATACGCCCCTACCTTGAGGCATACAAGAGGTTCAGGGCCGACTATCCGGTCCCCGTCAAGGGTCAGGAGGTGCGTCTGTGGCATCCCCATTACCGCTATGCCGGGATCATCGACATGGTAACGGAGGACACCAGCAGTTACAAACTGTTCCTGAAAAAGACGGGGAAGTACAAGCTCGTTGAGGTGAAGGATATAAGGAGCCATTTCAATTTCTTCCTCTCTGCCCTCATCACCGTCACAGGCCACGAAGGGGCAGGGAAGGAAATAGCGGAAACGAACCTGAAGACTTGGAGAAAACGTTACTTAAAGGAGGCAGCATAATGCAGGAGAATACCGCAATCAACCTGGAACCGGAAGTTGAATCAAAAGCTCTCGCCATCCCCGAACAGGCGAAGCTCATTTTCGTCACGGACAACGCATCAATGGAACGGGCGAACACATTCAAACTCGACATCAAGGCCATGATAAAGGAAGTCGATGACGTTTTCAAACCCATGGCTGACAAAGCTTTCGCAGCCCACCGGGCAATCACCGGGAAATGGAACGAGATGAAGAAGCCCTTGCAGGACGCCGATGCCTACGTGACGAATCAAGTCAAACTCTACCTTGCCGAAGTTCGCAGGAAACAGGAGGCCGAGGAAGCCCGTCTGCGCGAGATCGCACGGAAGGAAGAAGAAGATCGCCGTCTTGCCGAAGCCGCCGAACTGGAACAGGAAGGCCGGGCAGAGGAAGCGGAAGAAGTCCTGTCGGAGCCGATCACCTACGTCGCGCCGGTGGTCAAGATGGATGTTCCAAAAGTCGATAACCGGATGTACCGGACACAGGTAAAGGTAAGGGTGAAGGATCGCATGGCATTTCTCAAGGGTGTCAAACCCGAAACCCTCCTTGAACTCCTCAACGAATCCGCCTGGTCCACCATCGAATCGGGCCTGTCACGCAAAGCCAAGGCACTTGGCCGAGCCTTTTCCATGCCCGGCTGCGAGGTCTACGAAGGATAATGATTTCCCCGACTGGCCGCGAGTATGCGCACATGATTCGCTCTTTGCTTCCGATAACCCCCCCCAACGGCCCCGAGGGGAACCGAAGCGCACGGGTCGCGGCCACGGGGCCTATATAAGGAGTGAAGGATGGACAGGGATAAGATGAGAGAAGAGATAGCAAAGATGTTAGATGAAATCAGGGATGAGTATTGTCTATCCGACCACGAATCACGCTTGGTCTATTCGGATAGAATCCTCTCCCTCCTCGCCCCCGTGTTCGAGAAGGCGGAGAAGTACGAAGAAATGCTTCCATTAACTGAGTATATGGCAGAAAGGGCACGGAAGTGGGATCAAGTGACACGTTACTACCCGAATGTTGCTGCATACATCACCGACCCTGTTCGGTACACGAGGAAGAAGGAGGTGAAAGATGCCTGACAAAGAACGCCTTATTGAGCTACTTAACGATTATGGCGTCGGTGGTGACTACGCATACAACCTGTGTGATGAGATCGAAGAATGCTACATGGAAGAGATCGAGAAGGCCGAGATGTGGGACAGGGTGGTGGAGATAGCAGCATGTTCTTCTTCGGGAATGTCAGGATGTGATACCTGCCCGATAGGAAAGGTGTGTGACCCAAGTGAAGCGGAAATAAATTGTGACTACCCATGTGAGTTTGTCAAGTACACCATTGACGTCCTCACCGAGAAGGAGGAGAGATGACCGAACCCTTAACCGAACAAGGCGCAACCTTGAGTGTGCTATCACCGGCCAAGTTATGCGCCCCTGGTTGCGGGTGTGGAAGGAGGGGCAAGAGTGAGCTGGAATTATCGAATGGTTCACCACAAGGAGAAAAACGGGGAAGAATGGTACGGCATCCATGAGGTCTATTATAACGCTGACGGAGCCGCTTGCCTGATGTCCGATGAGCCGTGTATGCCTATCGGAGAAACAAAGAAATCCCTCATGAATGATCTGTCCATGATGACGGAAGCCATTATTAAACCCGTCCTTGAATATGATATGGAGTTTGCCGAGTACAAACCGCTGGATAAGCTTGTCAAAAGAATAAAGCGTAACGGCGGTATCAAGGAGAAGAAACTATGACCATCCACGTTCTCCCTGTCTCCGACGAAGTGGAACATATCGAATCTCCCTCATGCTGGTGTAAGCCACGAATAGAGGAAGACGGGCAACTGGTTATTCATACCTACCAATTATGTAGAATCGTATACCAAGCTCTCCTCTGCCAAGCGCGGCGCGGAGAGAATGCTGGCGAGGTTCTTGAAGGATACGGGGTTAGTGTGGAAGGAGGGGAAGAATGAAAGTCCTCGTTGCATGTGAATTTTCAGGAATAGTACGTGAAGCCTTTGCCAAGCTTGGTCATGATGCCTGGTCGTGTGATTTGTTGCCGGCAGAGATACCAGGACAGCACATACAGGCACCCGTCGAAACTTTGTTTGACGATGAATGGGACCTGGTTATAGCGCACCCACCTTGTCAACACCTTGCCGTATCCGGGGCGCGATGGTTCAAGGATAAAAGAGCAGAGCAATCACTGGCAATAGGCTTTTTCATGTCCTTCACTATGCTTGATTGTCCCAGGATAGCCATAGAGAATCCCATCGGCATCATGTCAACGATCTACCGTAAGCCCGACCAGATCATACAGCCGTGGCAATACGGGCACGGAGAGACAAAGGCTACCTGTCTGTGGCTCAAGGGATTGCCGAAGCTAAAACCGACGAACATTGTTGACGGCAGGGCGAACCGGGTACACCGTGAACCCCCCGGACCCGACAGGTGGAAGAACAGGTCGAGGACATATCAAGGGATTGCGGACGCAATGGCAGATCAGTGGGGTAACACGGCCGAGGCGCTGGTCCGGGCAGTGATACAAAACTAAAAGGAGGTAACATTTGATACGCTACGAAGATGCAACCGAAGCAGAGCCCTTGCTCCGGAGAGTACGCGATAAACACTTCCCCGAGCTGGTAAACGCCGACATCCTCATCCTGTTCGACCTCAAGAAACGGGGCTCAAAGGGAATGGTCGTGCTGGCCCGCATCATGAAGGCCAACGACCTCATACGGCACCTGACGGCCAACGAAAAGAGCGTCGCCGAAGGCTATGATTACATCATCACCATCGACAAGGTCTTTTGGGACAACACCACCGATCTCGACAGGGAAGGTAAAAAAACAGCCTCCTGATTTAACAGCGGGAGAATTTAACAGGAGG